GACACAAACACAGGCTCATTCTCCTTGTCTGGATTCCAGTGCCAGCCCGGAACCTGACGGAGATCCTTGTCAACAGTCACGCCAATTGCCTTGCCAGATGAGACCATGATGCCAATGAGATCGTCAGCCTCCAGTCTGTTGACACAGGTGGTGGATGTTGATTTCATCTCTACTGGATGATGTTCCCATAGCAACTCGATTGCATACTCCATGCAGTCTGGAGACTTGGCTCCTTCGCGATGCTGCTTGTACAACGGCCACAACTCACGACGGAAGTTTACTTCTCTTGGGCAGGACATGGCAATGATGATTCTATCCACGCCATCTGGAGTCCATGCCTTGATGTCTGTTGCAATGCGACCCGGCAACTCGTCAACGCCTTCACCATCTGCCCAGAATGCAGAACGATAGGCAATGATGTCGCCATCAATAATTGCAGTAGTTGGTTTATTCATTGTCTTCCATTTCATCTTCTATTAAGTTAAGGATGTCGTCAATCTGATCAATTTCATCCTTGAGCATAAGTAATTTGAGGAATGCATCATTGCCCATCTCACCTTTTCTGTACTTGATGTTTGTTGGATCATTGGCTGGACTGTCTTCAGTCAACCACTTGAAGAAGTTTGATCTGACATATTCAACAAGTTCGGGAATAGGCTGTCGATTGACAAGGTACTCATGGAATAGATCCGTGTAGTCTGAGTTGCCTGCTTCCACGTTAATAGCAAGGGTTTCAGACTCATGAAGTCTCCACTCCTCAAACATTTCAGGAAGAGTTCTCTTGCCTGTAGTAATGAAGATTTGATATGCATCCACCTCACGACCGAATGCAATCTCATTCATGTAACGAACATCGTCTTGAATAATAAGGTGTTCAAACCTGTCTTCATTCCTTGACTTGAGGAAAGTCTCAACTTCAATAAGCATATTGACTTCTTCCTTGACCTTGTTTACCCAGTAATCAGGATCTTCCTTTCGCCTTTGGGCACCAAGTTTCTGACAATAACGACGATACTCTTCAGGGCTTTCATCTTTGGTGATTCCTTTTTCCTTTGCCTCTTTCTTCAGTGCTTTGGCAAAAGGAATAATGACAGGAATATATCCATTCTCCATGGCTACATCATGAATGATGCTAGCAACGGTTGATTTGCCTGCTCTTCCTGCACCACACAGTTGAATGAATTTCATAAGTTCTCCTATGGATTAAATATACTACACTTATCAACAAGTATAGTCAATGTGTTTCAGACCAGTTACTACCGACGCGATACTCTGCATCGGTTTTAATCTTGCAACCAAAGTAATCACCAGCACGCAAGGCACAGGTGCATACTTCGCGACCAAGATCATGAGCGATGTCAGGTGAGCATTCGATTTGAATTTCGTCATGGACATTGGCAACCCATCGCCATTGATTTGGAAACATTCTATTGAGATACATATCACAATAACATGCCCATACCTTGGCAATGTGGGCACCAGAAGATTGCAGCAATGTATTGAGGGCAGCGTGTGCAGACCTGACTGGAATATCTCGCCAGTTGAATGGTCTTACGCAACCATGAGCATGAGTTGAGAACTCACAATCCTTGATGACTCTGCGAAGACCCGGAATGTTCTTGAGTAGTTGGTTCTTGGTGTCTCTTGCTTGACGAGCAGAGGAGCCAATGACACTACCAAACTTTGCATCACCACCACCATACAAGAAACAATAGATGGCACTCTTTGATTTGCTGCGTGAGTCAAGACCCATTGCATTTTGATTGTGAGTATGAATATCACCTTCAAGAATCTGCTTTGCATATGCACCGTCATCATACTTGTGAAGATAGTGTGCAAGCATTCTCAACTCCAAACCAGATAGGTCGGCACCAACAAGAACCCATCCCTTGCGAGGGACGAATAGAGACCTTGCTCTCTTGTCGCTGCTGACTTGCTGCATGTTGGGGTTGTTGGATGTCATGCGACCAGTGACAGTGCCTAGGATATTTATATTACCATGAAGCCTGTTGTCACGGCTGCACTTGGCACGAAGGATCCAGTCTGAGATCTGAGATAACAACTTGGTCTCATCAAAGTATTTGACCAGTATCTTTGCCTCGGGGTATTCCAACTTGGCAAGCACGGATCTATCAACCTTTGGGTTTCCCTTGTCGGTTGTTGGAGGATTCCAACCATACTTCTCATTGAGACGCTCTGCAATCTGTTGACGAGAACCCGGATTGAATACGGTGATCTTGTCCTTGAGTCTCTTGCCAGTCTTGTCTGACCACCTTTCTTCTATCTTATCTGGAAAGATCTTTTGCATTTGATCTTCGATCTCAGCCTTGTCAAGCATGAGTTGTTTTTCATTTTCCTCTGCTTGTGCAAGATCAAAACCAAAACCATTTTCCACCTGACTAGAGATGATCTTGGCAACATTCATTTCCATGGCTATTGCTTTTTCATTCTTCTCTCTGAACTCTTGCTGATACTTGTAGATCTTTGCAGTAACCACGGTATCTTGAACGCAGTAGTCCAACATGTCTTGGCAGAATGCATCAAACCCACCAGTGTACTCTGTCTTCTGATCTCCAAGCAGGAGACCCCATGACTTGAGTGAGTGGGATTGACCCGGAAGCATGGGCTTGTCGGGCCAGATCAAACGAGACACAACCAAAGTGTCATACACTTTCTTGTAATTAACTTTCCTTACAAGTCTATTTAGCAATGGCAAGTCATAACCAAAGATGTTGTGACCAACAACAAGATCAGCAGACTCAAGAGCCTTGATGAATTCTTCAAGTTGATCTTTGGTATAGGACTTACACTCGCCAGTCTCAACATTGCAAGTTGCAGCACACCAGATGCGAGTAGCCTCTGGAATGCATTCCCCTTTTCTATTAATTGTTACTTCATTCAGACCATTACCTTCAATGTCAAATGCCAATACTTCCATAATTGTATAGAATTTCTCCGTCTGGGGTTACGGTAAACTCCACCTCTTGCAATCTACTTGTGTCCTTGTTGTAGTACAGGGCACAACCAATGCCACAGGCACCAGTCTTGCGATTCTTAAGAACACGAATGCAAGTTGTGTTTGAGATGTTTGGATCTGGATGCTGCCTGTTTCTTTCAAGTGCAAACACATAGTCTGCAATCTGAGCAAGCGAACCAGAACCACGAAGATCGCTGAGTGAAATCCTATCACCTTCATCTACGTTCTTGTCAGTCTTCTTGATGTGTGATACGACATGGACAATAACACCAGTACGCTCGACCAATGCTCTTAGTTGCTTCATGACATCATCGAGGATCAACCTTTCAGAGTTGCCATAATTGTCTTGCTGACTGAGAAGCATGTTGCCAAGCAAGGTGATGTGATCAACAACAAGAACCTTGCAACCAAGTGCAACAGCCATGTACTCAAGACGAGACATTACATTGTCGATGTTTGAGTTGCCGATGTGATCATAGATGTACAACGGGTAGTCGCCAATCTCCTTGCGGGCAGCACCATACTCCTCATCGGATAGGTTGTCTGCAACACCAAGATCGACTTCACTTCTGTTGAACTTCTTCCTAAGATTATTGAGTTGTCGTTGACCCATGATCTTACGCACATGCTTGCCTAGTTTGAGCGAGATGAGATCATCAACAGTTGACTCTGGAGATTCCTCCAAGAAGATGCAACCAGTGGGATTGCCTTGTTCAAGGTGATGAATCAAGATCTCCTTGATGATTGAGGATTTGCCATGACCAGTGGCAGAAGTCCATAGATACAATCTTCCACTGTCTTGACCAACCATGAAGTTGGTTAGGTTTTCCCAAGGGAACTCATACAGGATTGATGGGTTGTTGTTTTCACCAGTGACCTGAGACACATGCAGGATGCTGTCGGGACTGTGGGTCTTGGCATTCCAATAGGCTTGGAGCAGTTGCTTGCCTTCTCCAGCAACCAGCATCTCATTGGGATCCTTGCGGGGCAGGTCCATGATCTTGACCTTGCCCGGAGGGAGGATCTCTGCAACTTCCTTTGCAGCCTTGCGACCCGGATCATCCATATCGAAACAGATGACGATGGTATCGAATGATGCAAGGAACTCATAGTTGTCCTTGATGCTTCGTGCTGCACCCTGTACTCCGGTTGGAATGGAGACCACAGGATACTTGTTGTCGAACAATTGAGACATGCTTAGGCAATCAATGGCACCTTCTGTAATGAGAATGCGTGGACCACCACGTTCCCATACATGCTGACCAAACATCTGTAGTTGCTTGGTGTTGCCAATCCACTTGAAGTCCTTGTTCTGGATGTTGCGAATCTTTTGTGCTTGCAACATGCCATCGGAACCATAATAGTTCTCGATCTCGACGTGTCGATCCATTGTGTTGCACGTCTGATACCTGAACTTTCTACAGGTGTCGGCATTGATGCGGCGATGGGGAAGCATTTCAATGTCGCCAGCAATTGGATTGAAGTCTCTTATAATGTTTTCATCTCTCACTTCCGTCATGTACTTTTTGTCCCCTTTCTCATAATAGCCACAAGCAAAGCAATACTTGTGGTTGTCATCATAGATGGCTAGATTATCACCAGATGTATCACCACCATTTGATACACACTTGGGGCATGACTGTCTCTCTACAACTTTGCTATCTGTTGCTTCTAAACTCATTAGTCTCCCTTGTCAGAATGAATGACCAAACAAGTGCAACCACAGAAACAACAATAAAGATTGAAGTTGGTGTGATTAAAATCAGGAAAGGAATCCAAAGGGATACATTGTCAGACACGGCAGCGGCACCAAAGCCAATCATGCCAAGAAAGAAAGCGATCCAATTGGTTGTGAAATAAATTCTTTCAAGGTCAATGTGCTTCATCCAAAACCTCCATTACACTGGGAGGATCTGAGTTCTCCACTTCAAGCGAAATGGCATCGTCGATCTCTGCCCACATGTTCTTCATAAACTCATTCTTGCTGTTTCTATCATTGTTGTAGACAACGAAGAAGTCATCATCATCACCAAACACTTCTGCTTCTTGGAAATGATAACCCTCAACACACCATCTTGTTCCGAAGTTACCACCAACAGTGGTGTCATCCTCCATCCAATATACTTCAACATCTGCATTGACATTGTATGTGATGTTGTTATCAACCACTACAAACTCAAAGTTTCTTTGAACGGTATAAACTGGATTGTAATGCATGTTTGTTTCCTTTAGAAAAAAATAGGGAAGCCTATTGCTAGACTTCCCTTACCATCCCATGACGGGTGGTGTAGTAGATTTCATTAAATATTTCTTTGCACCAATTCATGCACAGACAACATGGTCTGGACATTCTCCATTGATTGAGATAACCAAATCTAAAATTGACTAGTGTATACTTCTTGCACTTGTCTTTTACTTTGATCCAAGCATCCAACTCCGAATGCACTTCATCGAATCTATATTTGTATGAAGCAGCAAGGGGATGGGTCTTACGCTTGTTGATACCAACTGCAACAGGTCTTGACTTGTGCAGTATGATTGACACATGCTTGAATTTTCTTCCCTTAAGCAAGGGG